GGAGGCTGTTGCGTACTTCCTTGAGCACCCTGAAGCGAAGGATCACGACGTTGCTGACGTGCTGAAGATGGACATGGCGACGGTCGGTCGTGCACGCTCGAAGTTGATCTCCGAGGGCCTCCTCCCGGACAAGCGCAAGCGTGCTCCGAAGGTGCAGTCCCCCCTGATCATGCTCGATACGCCCGCGAGGGCAGCAGCAACTGTCGTCAAGGGTGAGTCCCTCCTCACTGACGCCGACCTCCGTGGTCTTGAGGCCGATGCCGGTACCGACGAAGAGATGCGCAAGAAGATTCTCACCGCCCTTCGGAAGATCGCCTTTGCTCCGGGCATGAACTACGAGACCGCGATGTCCGCGATGTCCCTGTGGATCAAGCTCAAGGATGCCGCTGCCGTCAAGGAACTCGGCCCCGGGAATCCGCTGACATATGCCGACGCGAAGGAGCGTCTGAAACCCCTCATGCTCGCCTGTGGCTTTGAACTTGTGTTCGAGTGCTTCAAGGAACTGTTCGTACCCGAGGAGAAAGCGAATGAAGGGGTCGTACCCGCTCAACACGCCGAAGCTGCATCGGGTGCTGCTGGAGCTACTCCGGCACCCTGAAGTCCATCTCACCTACCAGATGATGACGGCCCAGCAGGGCCACAATCTCTGGGATGAGATCATGCCACCCACCAACTTCAAGATCAGGGTAGACGCGAACCAGCAGACCGGTAACGTCGATCACATTGGCACCGTAGTCCACGAGCTTCTCCACGTTGTCGTCTACCCCATGTCCCTCGGGCGCTTCTGTGACGACCTCGATGAGGTGATGGCTCTCGCCATGGATGCGCACATGGTTGCCTACATCCGCAAGAGTCCGAAACGTCTCCACGAGTGGACCGAGGCAATCAACCAGAAGCTCATCGATGCAGATAAGGAAGGGAGTTAGCATGCCGGGAATGAGTTCTACCTGTCACAACTGTGGCCAGACGAAGACGATGGCCTACTACGCTGAACTGTACTGCAAGGACTGCGATGATGCAATCATCGCTTCTGCCGAGAAGGCAGCCAAGGAGAACCTCGATCCGGGTCAGTTGAAGCGCGAAGTCCTCGGGCAGCGTGCTCACAACACCCACTTCAACCGGCCGTCCCCGCGTACCCCAATCTCTCGGGCCGACTACTGGAATGCCCAGAACCCCACGGGTTCAGAAAGCGAGCAGTAACATGAAGAAGTTCCTCCGCAACCTCCGCTTCCTCTTCAGCCGCGACATGGAGCAGATGATCGAGTTCGAGAACGAGATGCTGGAACAACACAATGCCCTCGTGACAGACGTGAAGGCAGTGAATCTCATCCTCAAGCAACTCGCCGGGTACGACTCAGGTCGATACCTTCGCCCGCGTCCCGGGCACATCGACATCATGACTCGCGTTGCCACCCCGTGTACGCTCCCGGCGCAGATCGCTGAGGAAGTGGACAAGCTGATGCACCCGGAACCGACATATCGGACAGTGAATGTCTTCGCGAAGCCCAAGGCCGCAGCGAGGGTAAAAGCGGCGAGACGCCGCAAGAGGTAATATGGATGAGCGTCAAGAAGACGACGAGAACGGCCCCGACACGGACAGTGACGGGAAGGGTAAGGCACATACTGCTGGCGCTCATGCTGGCGCTCACGGGGTGCGGGGTGGTGGATCACACTCGTTCGTCCCATCGACACTCCGAGGCCCTCGCGCGTCGGCGTCACGCAGTAAGATCAAAGAGACACTGACGGATCACATCTTCGATGGCGACATCGTTGAGAACCACTACAACCGCAAGTAAGGAGCCGTTATGATCGGCTGGGACACAGAATCCGAACGCATTCTCTGGCGAGCCATCTGTGCCCCGAACAAGTGGTTCGGTCCTGACAAAGTGACTCCGGCTACGCATCCGCGATCGCTCCACAACTTCATCGACCTCTGCTGGGGCACGAAGTTCTACTTCGCCGCCCACCCAGAGCAGCCCCTGTGGTTGTACGAGCCGATCCACGGACCCTACCTCTCGTGGCTCCAGAATCACATCCTCCGCTGGAAGGCCCTTTCGCGGATGAAGAACGTGGCTGCCGAACAGTACTACATCGCGGTGATTCTTCCCCGTGACTTCGGCAAGTCCCTGACCGCTACGAAGGCGGCCATGCTGTGGAACCACCTCGATGAGCCGGACATGAGCACGATGATCTGTTCGGCCACGGCTCCCCTTGCCGTCGATTGTGTCAAGGCGATCAAGTCCACGACCGGCGACGATCGGGGTGCCTCATGGTTCATCTGGCTCTACGGCAACTGGCGGAAGGGCGCCAAGTCGTGGGCCGACGACTCGATCACCCACGGCTACCGCCGCGAGGGCGCGCTCTCCGAGGAGTCCTTCGGCAGCACTGGCGTCGGTGCCGGTATGACCGGCTATCACCACCGTGTGCACGTCTGGGATGACCCCATCATCATCAACAAGCTCCGTGAAGGCGGCAACTACATGATCGGCGTGCACGAGGCTGTCAATGCCTCCTTCCACGCCCTCCAGAAGAACGGCCTCCTCATGTTCGTCCTCACCCGCTACCTCGATGACGACGTGGCCGGACGCCACTTCCGGGACGAAGGCATTGCCACATGGAATGGCATGGCCTGCCCCAACACAATGCAGTTCGACAAGGTGCCCTTCGGCAAGGGCTCGTGGCACGTCTTCTTCTGGCAGACCGAAGACGAACTGACGGGCGAGCCGACGCACCCACACCTTTGGACGAAGGAGAAGATCAAGGAAGCCAAGCGCCGTAATGCTGAGGACTTTGCCTGTCAGCAGCAGAACAATCCCGGCACCTCGAATCTGTCACCACTGATCGAGTCCCAACTTCCTGACCTCTTCATCGATTACACGGACTTCTACTTCCAGATGCAGACCCTCGGACACATCGAGGCTGCCTCAGTCCACATCGACACCGCGTTCAAACGTAAGGAGACGATTGGTAAGGGTGATGATAATGCGATCGGCGTCTGGCTGCACGACGCCCGCCGCAATGGTCTTATGTACCTCGACACCGATCTGCTCCGCGCCTCCAATGAGTGGCGTGAAGAAGACTTTAACGATGAACTGATCAAGGTTCTCCTCAACCTGCGCAAACGCCAGATTCGCGTCAAGTGCCTCACGGACGAGGTGGAACCCGGAGGGAAGGCTGGCTCCTACAAGAACCGATTGCTCGGAGTCATAAAGGCCGCTGGCCTTCGCCTCAAAGAAGACGACTTCATTCAGTTCAATCGTACGATGGACAAGAAGGCGCGCATCCGCACCGGCACGGGTAACTGGGCCGAGGGCTACGTACGCATCCTTCTGCACAAGGACAAGAACGGGCAGTGGATTCTGCCACCCGTCGTTCGCAAGCTCTTCAACCAGATTCTCCGCATCGACGTAGTCACGCACGAGGACATTGCTGACGCGATCACTGACGGCTTCGCCAAGGGCATCTGGCGGCGTCCTGACGTGCGCACACCCGACACCGACGAGGGCGACATCCCCCGTTACCCGGGAGACAATGACCTCCGTTCCTTCTCTCGTCCCCTGACGAACGCTGAAGTGTTCGCCATGATCGACGCCCAGAAGGAGTTCAACGATGGTTACGGTCCGATGCACGGGCCGGATGATGGGTATCTCGATGATCCTGTCAATCCAGTCGGAGGGTACTAATGGCACTGCCAGCAGCCGTACAGACGCAGATGACTGCGCTCAACGCCGCCGTGAACAAACTGATCACTGACCGGGACCGCATCAATAGCATCTTTGATGACGGTCTCGGGGCTTCACCCTACTCGTTGCTCTCGCCTGCAAACCAGCAGGCAGCAAAGACAGCGATCACGAACGACATGTCTTCTGCCTCAGCCAGCATCGCAGCGGTTGTCACCGCCCTCCAAGCAATGTAGAAAGGAAGTACCATGAAGTTGCTCATCACGCATGACGACGGCAAGCAGGAAGCCTTCGACCGCATCACCGACCTCTACATTGCGGTGCGGCAGGAGGACTACATGGCTGAGGCGGGGACGCGGAAACTCCATCCCTACCCCAAGCTGACCTCACACTCGTGGGGACCCAACGTCCGTGAACTCGTCAAGGAACTCCAGCAGTCGTTGGTCGAGCTTCAGGACTTCCTGAGAGGACAACGCAATGGCGGTTCCAGCTAACATCTGCGTCGCATGGCCCTCGGGCGCGTCCTCGATTCCTCCGGGATGGACACGCGAGACGACTCTCGACGCCCGGTACATCTTGGGTGCGGCTCCCGGAGCCGACACTGACCTCGTCACTGATCGCGGGTACCTGACGCACACGCACACGTCACCGTCGCATACTCCGATCCAGAACGCCCACACACACACGATCAACGCTCCGGGTGGTGATGCCATTAGCGTCCTCACGGGTACGATTGCAAGTACGGGTTCTGATGATCTCCACGGCCATGATGCCTTCGCTTCGGCGAGTGCAACAGGAACAAACACCGGGGTAGCGATTACAGTCAACACAGCGAGTAACGACCTAGCTTTCGTTGAAGTAATCTGGATCAAGAGTGATGGTTCTCCGACAACTCTGCCGAACGGCTGTATTGCCTTCTTCGGCACTGACATTCTCCCTGCTGGGTGGTCTCGCGTGAATGCAGATCAATACCTCAAGGGTGCAGTTGCGGGTTCAGACCCGGCCGCCTCGGGGGGAAGCAACACCCATACGCATACTTCACCCGCACATACGCATACACAAGGGGCACATACCCACGGAGCGGTTACCTCCACTTCGGGTAATGCGGCTCTTGCGGGTACGGGTCCAGCAGGCACCGATCCCATTGCAACGACTGGTCACACGCACTCCGTGAGTCTTGTAACACAGACGCCCTCGAATCAGTCTGTGACAACGGTGATCAACGCAGCGAGTCAGGAGCCTCCGTTCTCGAAGATCAATGTCGTGAAGTCAAGTTCTCCTGATCTTCCCACGAACATCATCTGCTTGTGGCTCGGAACGAACCTCGGCATCCCGGCAAGTTGGTCCCGCTTCACTGCTCTCGATGCCGTCTGGGCAAAGGGTGCATCGGCTGACGGCCAAGTCGGAACGACTGGTGGTGGCCTCATCCACAACCACACGGCTGTGGCCTGCCAACCTATCCAGAATGCGCACACGCATGTGACGAACAATCCCGGGAACGTCGGCTCGAAGAATGCCACATCGGGGAGCACCGGTAACTTCGCCGCGAATCCACACACGCACGCGTGGAATGTCACCTCTGATGTGGCAACGAACCAATCCACAACAGTAACCATCGACAACATCACCTCGGGTGATGCACTCCCGAAGCACCGCACCGTCATCTACGTGCAGTTCAATGGAGCCGCTCCGGGACCAGTCGTCAAGATCACTGGCGCTACCTCCTACGACTACTCCTTCCTCATCCATGAGAAGGTCGAAACCAAGATCGATCCGGCCGCCGCAGCGAGGGCATGGTCTCGCGACCGCCGCTTCGGCAGGGAGAGCTAATGGCAAAGAGTGGACTGTACGACATCTACATCTCGGCGAACCACGCGAACTACAACTACCTCGGCGTCGTAGGACATGACATCCTCGACCTCAAGGGTGGCACCTACCACAAGATCACGTTCGTGAACGGCGTCGTCCTCCTCATCAACGACTTCGGAATCCACCAAGTCCTGATCACTCCGTCAGGCGTCGTTCCACCCACATCGGGGTAGAAAGGGCACGACATGCCCCGTATCGCTTTCTTCGACCTTGAGACCCGGCGCCATGCCATCGATCTTCGTCCCGACGATGAGCAGGCTGGGTGGGATGCCCTCCGCGCAGGCGAGGGCGGAGCATCGGCGATCTGTATCCACGACACGAAGACGAAGTGGATGCACATCTACGACGACAACCGTAGCTCCCTCCTCACCGCCGCCAAGCATCTCGAAGCGGTGGACGTAGTCGTTGGGTATTGCTCCGCACGATTCGACGTACCTGTCATCGAGGGCCTTCTCGGAAGGAACCTCTCGCTCCGGTGCCACATCGACCTCTACGCAGAGATCAGTCGCACATGCGCCGAACGTGGGATCAAGACCTCAGTTGGAGACCTCAAGCTCGACACACTCTGCCGGAAGAACATCGGCCGGGGCAAGATCGAGCATGGCTCCCACGCTAAGGCCCTCGCAGCCGAGGGGCGCTGGGGTGAACTCTTCAACTACTGTTGCTCCGATGTGCAGTTGACGCACGATCTCTTCCGCTACATCTGTGAGCACGGCGGCGTCCACCTCAACGGACATGGCTGGGTTCCTATCACTTTACCCGGATGGGTAAAGGAGTAACTGATGCCCCTGATGAACGATCCACTGACAAGCCACTCCTCGATCGCAATCGAGAAGGCACAGGGCGAGGAAGCATACCGCGCCCAGATGTGCGACGTGGTCGTGTCGCGGATGAAGCTCTCCGAGATGTACTTCACGGGTGTCCGTCAACGGTTCCCCCGGCTGTACGATCTCTGGCGTGGCACATGGACTGGCCGCTTCCATCCGCACAAGAACAACGCCCACATCCCGCTCATCTACTCCGCGATCTGGTCCGACGCTGCCCGTAAGGCTGCGACCTCGCTCTCGACCTACCCCATCATGGCTTTCGTGGGCTACGGTCCGGACGACTCGTCCGTCTGTCGCAAGTGGGAGGGCCTGATTGCTGCCCAGATGAAGGATGACGACTGCTTCATGAAGCAGGTCGATCACATCGTCTCGGCTGACCTCTATGGCGTTGGCATTCAGCAACACGGTTGGTGCCGCAAGGAAGAGTTCCAGATTCTGGAGTCCATCGATCGTATGCCCATCTCGGGCAAGATCATCCGCTCGATCAAGAAGGGCAACGTCATCACCTACGACGGCCCTGTCACTGAGCAGGTGGACCTCCTCGACTTCTTCCCGCAACCCGGTGTCAAGCGCCTGAAGGACATGAAGTGGGTCGTCCGTCGCTTCTTCCTCGACTGGGACGACGTGCAGTACATGGCGAAACAGGGCATCTACGACGCCCGCGAAGTTGCTCGCATCGGCCGTGAGGGTG